GTTTTATGTTAAAAGCATTATAGACCGATTTTATACGGACTATACAACACGCGATATAATCACTTATAAGAGGGATTATGCTTTGGAGAAGGTCAAGTTCTGCGAGCAGGCATTATCCGAATTTGATAAGGAGGGTAAGAAATGAATTGTTAAAAGAGAAAAGTTATGAAACAGACATTGGAAGAAGCAGCCAAACAAGGAGCTGAAGGATATAATATCGTCGGGCAGAATATTTATAAGTCCGGATTTATTGCCGGTGCGAACTGGCGCATCAATAGCGTATGGCATAAGACTAAAGATGAAGTGCCACAAGCTCATGGAGAATACGAAAATGAACATTATCCGCAGATACCATGCCTTGTGTATGGAAAGTTAAGCACTGGAACTGGTTATGGTGTCCGCTATTGGAACGTAACAGAGCAATGCTGGGACGATGAAGAATGTGATGATTACGAGTGTTCTAAAGATGCCATTGATGAATGGGCGTATTTGGATGATTTAATATCAACTGAAGAGTAATGATTATGAAACAGACGGTAGAAGAAGCGGCAATGCAAGAGCTTATGTTAAGCTATGCAATAGTAGTTGAAGGTGAATTAGCCTATCAGAGACATGCTATGTTGAATATGTTTAAGAAGGGTGCCGACTGGCAGTCAAAGAAATCCCCATGGATAAGCGTTGAGGAACGGTTACCAAAAGACTTTAAACCAATACTAATCCTTTTAAAGGATGGGAAAGTTAGAACTGCTCTATTGGATTCAAATTATTATCCTCACAATAATGAATTTAAAATTATTTATTTTTGGCATGACAGAGAAGCTAATGAGAGTTTTGATTTAGAAGATGTCGTTGCATGGATGCCTATCCCGCCTTTCGATGAGATACTCGAAGCCAACAAGGATGTACTGGAACGGATTAAGGAGAAAGCCGCATGGCTCAAACAGATTTATGAAGCACCCAATCCGGAAGTTGATAAAATCATTGCGGAATTAAGGGAAGATGTGAAGAATAACCCAATGCCCAAGAACATGACTAAAGATGAAGAGATTGCTTGGATATTGAAAGAGGCCAACGGAGAAGATGACTTTGAGAAGCTCCAGGCGATTATTAGCGAAGATGTAACGGTTCAGACCGAAAAATTGAAGGAAAGCATTGTAGCCCATTTCCAAGAGGCGTGCGGTGCTTCATATTCCTTCCGGGATATTCTTGACAACCTCGATGATGATGCGATTCAAGAGGAAATTATCAAGTGGGCGCGATGCAATTTTTTGAGATTACAAATTATTGGAGAGAAAGGAGAAATGCAATGAAAGCAAGAAGATTTTTAGTGTTGATATTGATTGTTGTCATTCTGACAAACGCAATCTATCTGTTTTTTGAATACAGAAAAATGAAGTCTGAAACGGAGTATTGGAAGTTAAGAAGTAGTTACCTTATCGAGTTAATTGAGCAAGAGAAGAAAGGGGAATGATATGCTTGAAATACTGAAATTTATATTCTCTGATTTTTGGCATTGGATTGGAACGGTGATATTGGTTGCCGTCCTTGCATCAGCCCGGCTGTTTGATGTTTATTTAGGAAATAAAAATAATAAAAAAGATTTATGATACACAAAGTTATAACAGTAAAGCAGCCTTGGGCAAGGCTTATTGCCCAGGGGGTAAAAAATATAGAAAACCGTACTTGGAAGACAAACTACCGGGGGCGGGTCCTTATACATGCAAGTTCCATTCCCGTTAAAATGATAAATCCTAATAACGTTTTCACCAAGGAGCAATGGAATAGCTTGTCAGATGGGATTCAGAAAGAGATTATTTGCGGAAAAGATTATGTAAATTCTGCTATAATTGGCAGTATTGAAATAGTAGACTGTGTACAAAACCATCCTTCCGTTTGGGCTGAAAAAGGAGTTTATAATTGGGTGCTTGCTAACCCGATATTGTTTGACAAACCGATAGAAGGCGTAAAGGGAAAGTTGAGCTTTTGGGAGTACGAACTACCGGAAGAACCGAAGCACGCGCCGACCTACACCCGCAGGCACATGGCTATGAACCTTGCCGGGCTTTTGCGCAACTATGGCCGGAAAAGTTTAAAAGGCTTCTTCTTCGACGAAAAAGGCCGGGAAATATCCGATGCAGAATGCCGGAAATACATCGCCGAATGTCAAGCCAAAGGTTGGAAGGTAATACCTATGTGCAGTGAATCCGAATGCCCAAACTTTGATTATTTCGGTAAAGGATGTCCCGGTCATAGAATAACCAAGGAAGAATACGAAAGGGGGCTGGAATGATACGTGTTGGGGTTGTATGTCATGGGCAAACTATTGAGTTTAACGCGAAAGATACGAAGGCTATCGCCGAAGCTGCCTCCGCCTTGGGAGTGTCCTTTGAAGTCCTTCAAGAACAAATAATACGGCTCGTTCAGAGCTACCAAATAGCTTATGGGATTGACGAACTCAAAGCAGCTATTGAGAAAGCAGAATTGGAAATAAAAAATATTAACTATGAGTTTGTCAGCCTTCGTAAGAAAGAACGTGTTGTTTATTGCCCCTACAAGCCCGTTCTTCATAGACCAGATAAAAGGCGTTGTTTCCGGCCCAAACTCTATTGGCAAAGAATACGAAGCAATCCACGATGATTTTTGGGAGGAAAAGAGGGGGACTATAGGGGGTAATAAGGTGGGCTTTGCGCGTATATATGCGTGCGCGAGTTGGTTTCCCCCCCCACCCCCTCCCCTTCTGCTTGAAGAATAGAAAAAGTGCAAAAAGTTGCATGGTTTTATATTAAACAATTGATAAACAGTGTTTTAAATGAGAATGCAAAGACGAAAGATTGATATTATAATAGCCATTGACCCGGATGTGGAAAAGAACGGTGTCGCATATCTGAATTGCGAAAATAAAAATCTTGAAATATCCACACTTTCCTTTCCGGAACTGTTAGATTACTTGCGTTATGTTCAAAGATGCGCAGAAACGACGCAAAAACACCTCGTTGTTGTCGTAGAGGCCGGTTACATGAACAAGGGAAATTGGCATCTGAATCCGAAGGACACAAAAGCTGCCGCTGCCGCAAAAGGAAACCACGCTGGAAGAAATCACGAAACTGCCCGAAAGATTGTTGAGATGTGCAAACACTGGCAAATGGAGGTTAAGGAAGTGAAACCATTAGAAAAATGCTGGAAGGGAAAAGACAGAAAGATTACCCATGAAGAGCTTGCCAGGTTTACTGGGGTAATGGGACGGACGAACCAAGAAGGCCGGGACGCTGCTTTGCTCGCATGGGTTTATGCCGGGTTTTCAATAAGGCTTTAATTAAATAAATATTATTAAGCATAACGGGTAAACGTTTACATTGTAAACGAATTGGGCTATTTTTGTTCAAAAACAGCAATTTATGAAAACAGAACAAGTCAAATTAACGCAGGTTAAGAGTAATGCGGCCAACCCCCGCACAATAACTTCTGATAAATTCACGAAGCTGGTAAACTCTATTTTGGTTCTCCCCAAAATGCTGGAGATACGCCCGATTGTTGTTGATAACAAAATGCTATCACTTGGAGGGAACATGAGGAACAACGCTTTGAGGGCTATTGCAAAAATGACACCGGAAGAAATTGCGGCTCGGTTATCATCACTTTCCGATTTTCAGAGCAAGACTAAGGGTGAACGTGACAAGCTTGTTGATTGGTGGGGGAAATGGCTTGAAGCTCCTTTCGCCTATATCATAAAGGCAAGCGAATTGACCGAGGACGAAAAGAAGCAGTTCATTGTGAAAGACAACGTGAGCTATGGTCAATGGGACTATGATTTGCTCGCAAACAATTTTGATAACAAGAAATTGGAGGATTGGGGAATGGACGTATGGAATGCTTCTCCTATGGCTTTTACCCCTATGCAGAACACCGCGTCAAATATTCCTTCTTCCACTCCGTCTGCCCCGGACGAAAGTGAGGATGATGGAGCGGGTTCTATCATAACGGAGGACAACTTGCCGCCGGAATTGCAAGGAGTAGACTTGACACCGCAGGACCTTCCGAAGATACAAGGCGATGATAATACGCCAATGGAGCGAATTATTATCACATATCCAAAGGACCGATTACCGGAGCTTCTTGCCCTTCTTGGAATGGCCTCTATTGACAAAGTTGTGTACCGCATTGATGAAATCTTACCGTCAACAGAATGAACTATCGGGAATACATAGACTACCATAATGGAGGCGATGCAGGAGTTGAGGAAAAAATGATTGCATCGCTTTCCCGGTATTATGGTCTGTCAAGATGGAACAGTTTCCGATTGGCATATTACTATGCCACTACTTACCATATACCAAGTGCATTGCAGCTGTTAAGTGACCATAATACGCCAAAAGACAAACTGAAATTCCGGACAGATAGACGGTACGTCAGAATAGGCAACACTTTCAACCGGATTATGTCTGCGCTTTCCCCAATCCTGCTTGAAGAACTTGATAAGGCAACCACTACTACCGAACAATACAAGATTGTCAGTGGCTGGTATTACTTTGGAAGATACGCTGCTTTTCTTTTCCTTGAAGTTTGGGCGAAGTTAAGCGGGAAGCAAATAGTTGATGATTTCTTACTTAAATTCGAGCCGAATGAGAACTATACAAGGGGGGCAGAGATAATTGCGGAAACGCAAAATCGTGAAAAATTAACAGCCTTCATTGAACGGGCAAAAGCTGATACCAAAGACAATATATTTTCTCTTGAAACAAGTCTTTGTGCTGTGGAGAAAATCAGAAAAGGCACTCGGTGGAATGGATTTTATACAGAACGGATGCTTAATGACATCAAGGGGTGCAAGTGGGAAAATATAATAATAAAACTTCTTTGATATGAAAACATGTGTATTTATAACCGGAACAAATAGTGTTGGGAAAACAACGCTTGCCAAAGCTCTGATAGAACGGTTCGGCGGTATCAAAGAAACAGCGAAAGAACTAACCTTTTGCAATGATTCAAGAGTATGTTTTGCCGGACGATACAGAGATGAAAACCGCTTCGGAGGTGTAGACGCATTAAACTGTACCCGCGTTCTTCCCGATGTCGTTGCCAAAGGCCTTGAAAGATGTGAAGTAATTTTCTGTGAAGGTTCGTATCTTGATACTTTCGGGATGAATCTCACAGATGCGATGTTCAAAGCCCAAAGACATCTGATTGTATTCCTTTATGCAGACAGTAAAACAATTCATTCCCGGTTGCTTCTTCGGGGGAAAAAAGGGGTTTCATATCAGACATTGCCAAAGCAGAAAAGAGCTTGCCAAGCTGCGGGAAAATGGGCAGAAATAGGCGTACCCGTTCTTTGCTTCAACACCGGCATTATGACAGTTGAAGAAGAAATAGAGCAAATTTGTATCAAGCTGCGTTCTATTTGCAAAAATGGATAAAGTGCAGACAATCATAGCATTAATTAATAAGAACAATGGCAAAATATTATCAGTCACCAAGATGGAGCAACGAAATTGCAGATTGCAGTATGCCAATGACATTCGACACGTATTCAAATTGTTCATTTGGCTGCTTGTATTGTTTTTCGCAGTTTCAACGTGCCGTAGGCGATAGCAAAGAGGCATATTTGCATAAAGAAGTTCACAGCGTATCTGTTGAAAAAATAAAAAAGATGTTTTCGGACCCGGATAAGTATGGAGGCCAGTTCAAAGAGTACATCAAGCAGCGGAAGGTTATGCAATGGGGCGGTTTATCTGACCAATTCGACGGCTTTGAGCGTACCCGCGGCATTACTCTTGAATTACTTCGTTTTTTTAAAGAAATCAATTATCCTTTGTGTTTCTCAACAAAGGCTACATGGTTCACGAAAGATGAGCGTTATATGGACCTTATACGCGGACAGAAGAATTGGAACTTCAAATTTTCCATCATTACGCTGGACGAACAGAAGGCGCATATCATCGAGAAAGGTGTACCATCTCCCAAAGAGCGTCTTGACGCGCTGGAAAGGATTGCAAATGCTGATGCCGGAGGTGCGACGCTCCGGCTCCGGCCTTTCATTATCGGAGTATCAACACCAACATACCTTGACCTTATCCGTGAAGCCGCCAACAGAGGAGCAACGGCCATGAGTACGGAGTTCTTTTGCGTTGAGCAACGTTCCCCAACCTTGAAAGCCTTTATGCCGACTTTCAACGAGCTATGCGGATTTGATGTCATGGAGTTCTACCGCAAATATAGCATATCATCTGGCTATCTTCGTCTGAACCGGAAAGTGAAAGAACCTTTTTTTAAAAACATGAAAGCACTTTGCGAAGAGGTCGGGATGCGCTTCTACGTTTCCGATGCGCATTTCAAGGAATTGTGCTGTAACGGTTCATGTTGTGGCCTTCCTTCTTCCTGGAACTATTCACGCGGGCAATGGTGCGAGGCATTACAGATAGCAAAGGAAAATGGATATGTACATTGGCCGGATATAAAAGGGGATATTGAAAAACTGGTAGGCGACTTTGAATGGATTCGCGCAATAGGTTTCAATACCAATAGCTCGGAAAAGAAAGCGAAATTTGACACAATGACAATGGCCGACTACATGCGTTGGCTTTGGAATAATCCGCAGGCGGGGCAAAGTCCATACAAACTATTTGAAGGTGTCCTGCTTCCCGTTGGGAAGGATGAAGAAGAAAATCTGATATACAAGTATAACGGTCACGAATAATGGCAGAAACAGAGAAGAAGAAAGCAAAGAAAATGAAAGACTACCGGCAAGCGCAGATTGTCCGGTTGGACATTATATCAGAGCTGTACAAGCGCGGCTATTCCTACCGGGAAATCCGCGATGAAGTAATGGCCCGGCTTGACTTGTCTTCTTATTCACTTCGTACTGTAAGCAAGGATGTTAACAGACTTCTGCAGGAATGGCGGGAAACCCGTATCGAAAACACAGACTTGGCCTTGCAGTTAGAACTTGAAAGGCTTGACGCGATTGTAAAGGAGGCCTGGGCTGCTTGGGAGAAATCCAAAGAGGATTACACAACCAGGAACAGTAAACAAAAAGGTGTTCCCGGTGATTTGGTGAAAAAAAGCGATTATGAAGGCAGTGATACCAAATCGGAGGAAATCATTACCGTACAAATGGAACAGTCAAGCAAAGAGGTTGTATGTACGGGGGACCCGCGCTATCTTGATATAATTCATAAGGCTCTGATTGAACGTAGAAAGCTTCTTGGGCTGTATGCTCCGGAAAAGAAAGATATTTCCGGAGGAATGTCCTTTGAAGCTCTTTTAATGGAAACCGGAATTGTAGATAATGAGGAAAAATGAGGCTGACATAAAGAAACGTGCCGCCATTTTATTCGCATCATGGAGGGCAGATTGGAACAAATTCATCAAAGAGGTGCTTGGGGTAACTCTTGACGAGGAACAGCAGGACATTGTTACGGCTGTACAGACAAACAAACTTGTTTCCGTCCGTTCCGGTACTGCTCGTGGCAAGGACTTCGTGGCTGCATGTTGCGCTGTTTGTTGGCTCTATCTGAAACCACGATGGAACACAAAGGGGGAACTTATAGAGAATGCCAAAGTTGCGCTGACAGCCCCAACAGACAGACAAGTGAAAAATATCATGATGCCGGAAGTTTCCCGGCTTTACAATCGTGCCAAACGCCGTAATTTTGTCCTTCCCGGAAGATTGAATGCTTATGATATAAGAACTGACAATGATGAATGGTTCCTAACGGGATTCAAGGCTGATGAGAACAACCATGAGGCGTGGTCCGGATTCCACGCTGTGCACACGTTCTTTATCGTCACGGAAGCTACGGGTATTGTTGATGATACATTCGAGGCCATTGAAGGTAACTTGCAGGGTGATTCGTGTCTCCTACTTGTCTTTAACCCCAATACGAATATCGGATATGCGGCACGCAGCCAAAAGGCAAAACGATGGAAAAAATTCTGCCTCAATAGCCTTACTGCCCCAAATGTGAGGGAAAAGAAAAATATCATTCCCGGCCAGGTGGATTATGAATGGGTGAAAGAAAGGGTTGAGATTTGGTGTGAACCAATCAGAACAGAAGATATATCGGAAAAAGAAAATGATTTTGAATTTGAGGGACAATGGTACCGTCCTTCGGACCTGTTCAGAAAAAAGGTGCTGGGCCAGTTTCCTAAAGTCGATGAAGATTCATTGATACCGTTACAATGGATTGAACTTGCGCAGGAACGATGGAAAAATTATCATCTTGGGAACCGCAACTACTGTCGTTTGGGTGTGGATGTCGCAGGAATGGGACGCGACTGCTCCGTTTACTGTTTCCGGTACAACAACTACGTTGAGAAGTTCGACAAACACAATTCCGGTGGAAGGGCCGACCACATGAAAGTTGCAGGGAAGGCCATGAATGTAACCAAGAATACAACTGGAACAATGATATTCATTGATACTATCGGGGAAGGTGCGGGTGTTTATTCGCGCTGTCTTGAGGTGTGCGACGAAGAAGGACTGAATACTAAAAAGGCCAATATTCATAGTTGTAAATACAGTGAGGGGTCTAAGACCAAAAGCGGCAAGGAATTGACGGATATAACCGGACAATACACGTTTGCCAATATGCGCGCTTATCTCTTTTGGTGTGTCCGCGATTGGTTGAACCCGGACAACGGTATGAATGCCATGCTGCCGCCAGGTGGAACTTTCGCCGAAGAAGCGACAGAAATCAAGTTTAGCTTCATGGGAAGTGGAAGAATAATCATTGAGCCTAAAGAGGACATAAAAGAACGGCTGGGCTTCTCCACGGATGAATTTGACGCACTTGCCAATACCTTTTATCCTGTACAACTCGTACATGAAGACGCTTACGACAGATACGAAGAAGATTTGGAAGATGAACTTTATTAAAGACATAACTTATGAAAACGATTGATGAAATTCTAAACAGCGCACGGATACCGTCGCAGATAATTGAGGATTTGAAATTCAAGACTGTTTCCGTACCACCTTGGAGCAAGCTTGAAAAAGAATACGAACCGAAATATCACCCGGTAATGACGGACAAGACCTACCGTGACTTCGTAAACAAGAAGGGTGAGCTTATCCGTATGTGTCGTATCACTATGGGATTACAAAAACTGGCAGTAAAACGCATGACGGAGCTTGCATTTGGTATTCCGGTCAAACGTGTGTACAACGCTAAGAATGACAGCGAAAAGAAGGTTGCCAAGATTATGGAGGGGATATTTGACAAGAACAAAATAAACAGTGTCAATATCGAACGCGGACGCTATCTGTACGCCTCTTGTGAATTTGCCACAATATGGTATAGCCAAATTCAAGAAGCTGTATATGGAGGGGAAAAAAGTAGTTTAAAGCTGCGGTGTAAGACCTATTCCCCCATGAAGGGAGATTTGTTATATCCGTTGTTTGATGAATATGACGATATGATTGCTCTTTCCATTCAATACACCCGTGAAGTGAGGAAAGAGAAAACAACCTACTTTGAAACCTATACAGACCACAAGCATGTTCGGTGGGTGCAGTCGGGACGTAGAAGCGAATGGATTGAGGAACTTAACGAAGACATCAAAATTGGGAAGATTGCAGGCGTATATGGCACCCGTCCGGAACCCATATGGGAGGATGAAAGTAAGAATTTGTTTGAGGCAGAATGGTCACTATCCCGAAATGGGAACTATCTGCGTAAGAATAGCAAGCCTAATTGGGTAGTGTTCTCAGATGATGATATACAAAGCGGTAAGGAACCCAATGATGATAGGACTTCCAGGAATGTCCTTCATTATCCGGCAAATGCGAAAGCGGGTTATCAGACATGGGAACAAGCTATTGAAAGCCTAAAATTCCATGTTGAGAATATCCGTAAGAATTTCTTTGTTCAACTGCAATTGCCGGATATGTCGATGGAAAGCATGAAAGCCTCCCCCATGTCCGGTGAAGCCCGGAAAATGATGTTTATTGACGGCCAGTTGAAAGTTACCGATGAAAGCGGCATATGGCTTGACGTGTTTAGTCGGGAAATAAATGTAGTGAAAGCCTTCATGAAAAAGATGTACCCGTCATTAGTTAGTGCGATTGACAATATGGATGTTGAGGTAATCATTACCCCATACAACATTAAGGATGATGCGGAACAGATTAACAATTTCTCAAACGCTACCAATGGAAAAGCAATAGTTTCAAGGAGAACCGCTATCAAGAAACTTGGAATAGTTGACGATGTGGATGAAGAAATTGCGCAGATAGAAGCGGAAGAAGCACAAGAGAATATGTCCGCAATAGAGGAACCTACTATCTGATTGATTTATTATGGAAGCAAGTAAATTCGATAAGAAACATATCGCCAACCTTAATAGAATTGCGCGTGAGATAGATACCCTATACTCGGAAATCATCAAAGAAATTGCCCAAATTGGCGAGCGTTCCGGATTCACCGGGGAAAAGCCTTTCTCCTTTGATGATTTTCCGGGATTAAAGTCACGTGTTGACAAACTGTTTGAGAAATTACATCAAGGAATTTATGAAACAATAACGAAGGGTAATGAGGAAGCGTGGAATTTAAGCTGCGATAAAAACGATTCTTGGGTTGATGAAATAACTTTATCAAGCCGACTGACAAAAGCGCAAATTTCGCAATTTAAACCACGAAATTTGGAGGCTTTGAAATCGTTTCAGACCAGGAAAATAAACGGCATGGGATTATCTTCGCGGATTTGGAAAATAGTTGATAGTGGTATTTCTGAATTTGAGCTTGCTTTGGATATTGCTTTGGGGGATGGACGGAGTGCGGCGGCATTAAGCCGGGACATACGGCGCTATTTGAAAGAACCCAAGAAACTGTTTCGGAGAGTGAGGGACAAACACGGAAACCTTGTTTTATCCCAACGTGCAAAGAACTATCATCCCGGCCAAGGCGTGTACCGTTCATCTTATAAAAACGCAATGCGATTGTCGCGCAGCGAAGTGAACATTGCCTACCATACGGCAGATTACGAGAATTGGAAAGGAAATGCCCTTGTTTTGGGATTTGAAATCATCCTTTCAAACAATCACCCGGTAACGGATATTTGTGACGAATTGGCCGGGAAATATCCGAAAACGTTCAAATTTGTAGGCTGGCATCCGCAATGCCGATGTGTAGCGGTTCCTATTACACCCAAGTTTGAGGACTTTATCAAATATGAAGAAGCTATTCTTGCTGGCGAAGATGTTTCTAATTATCAATTCAAGGGCCGAATAAAGAAGGTTCCGCAAAAGTTCAAGGTATGGTGCAGAGAAAACCAAGAGCGAATAAAGAAGATGACCGCGAAAGGGACATTGCCGTATTTCTTGAAGGACAACGAACAATTCTACAAGGCGGCTGCGTAAAAAGAAACCCGTGTAAGAATAATCCTACACGGGTAAACTTTGTCTAAAAGTCTCTGATTATAAAGAGGCCGCACTTAATTCAGCCCCCATTTTTTTTATAGCTTTCAGTATCTTATTAGTGGTTCTTTCTCCTGCATAAGCTACACCACTCTTATACTGTCTCATTTTACTTTCATTTATGCCTGCATATTGGGCAAACTTACTGACATTAATCCAATCAAAGTAGTTAAAGAAGGAAGCTATATCAAATTTAAACGTTACTTGCATATCGGTAAATTCATCCGGTAGCATTCCCATTTCTTTTTTTATCATTTCTTTTGCTTCATCTATACTAAATATAAAATTAGCCTTTGCAGCTTCTACACTTTCACCATACCCACCGAAGCTATAGTGGTTTATTTCTTTCTCCGAATAAATGGAATAAAATCCATCATTCCCTTTTTTCACAATAGCCGTTACTTTCATATCCGTTATGCTTCATCACCATGTTCTAACAAATATTCAGGAGCTATATCAGCCCCATTTGCCCAAAAAATCGTACCGTCTATTCCGTATCGGATAAATTCATTTTCATCTTCCAACTCTTTGTATGCTGGAAGTTTCAAAAGCGGTGTTAAATCCACCTTTCTTTTTTCTCCATTATTGAAAGTACACAAGAGGGTGTGTCCTCCCAAATAATCTGCTGATAAAACTTGTAATATCATAATCGTTTATATTTTATCGTTTAATTTTTTCTATCTTATCTCCCTTTTGTGCCTTCTCCCATATTTCAAGGAGTTGTGTTTCGTGTTCATCAATATATTCATTGATAACGCGGATTGTCTTTGAACTTCCTTTGCCTTCAACCATTCTGTCTTTTATGGTTATAGTAAACCATTCGCCACCGTCTTTAATATGCAGGTGGGGCGGGTTGTGGTCTTGGCCGTACATATAAATTAGAATTCCACGTATGATGTCTATTGCACTCATAAATATTATTCTTTATTTTTAATGCTACAAAAGTAGCGATTACGTTACTTTTTACAAAATAAAAGGGTAACAAAATCGCTACCCTTTCACTTTTTTAACGATGTAGTCAGAACGGAAGCTCATCAATCATAGGCCTACAATCCTTAACTATGAATTTGCTGACTTCAAACGATTTAACGGAACAAAGGACATAAGCCTTTTTATCCAATGTTTCAGCCAGCCGTTTTGCTTCATTCTCTGCACTTTCAATACTTTTGTGTTTATATGCCGGAGTGTTCTCCCCTTCGACAAACACCATAAAAAAAGGACTTTCTTTCATGTCTGATTTTGGAAAATTTTCGATTTTCATAATCTGTTTGGTATTAGTTAAAAATCATACTCAAGCTTATTAAAATTATCAATCAAGTAGTTATCATAGCAAGTGTCACACATTGAAAATGGTGCAAAACAATTGAATCCGTTAACCTCATATTCTTTTCCGCAATTTTCGCAGATACGGATTTCTTTAAGTTCCTCATTGTCGCTCATTTCTTTTTCGTTTTAAGCTTTTTCAATCTACATCATTAATACTAATTTCTCCTTTCAATACTCGTTCTACCTGCCGGTCAAGTAATTCTTGAAATTCTATTTGGCATATAAGAGAGCAATCCGGTATAATCTCTTTTACTGGGTCTCCCCGCCACGTTGGTAGTTCATCCAAGAAGATGCACCCGTCTTTATCTTTCAGACACGTTGCACCTACTTCTCGTTCAATCTCAGCCATTCGAGCAAATACTTCCGGAAAGTCCTTCCGTATCTTATTCCAATAGCCCATGCCACCTTTAACGCAACCGATACAATTATTGTTATTATAGCCCATCTTGTACATGGCTGGGATTTCAATGCCGGCCTTCCAAAGCATTCCCATTGCATCCTTTTTGGTTATCTGTCGCTCGATAAGTGGGAACAACGGCTTTGTATCAGGATATTGCTGTTTAAAGCGGATAGCTCGATTGATTTCTTTCGGGTCAAAGTCGAATCCCCAAACTTGACCGTCCCAATTTCCCAACTCTTTTTCCAGCTTGTAACGGACTTGTTTCTTTAGTTCGAATGTGCAAGCTGCACCAGTAGGACCATTGATGTACCGTTTTTTAATCAGTACATCTTTTACGTTAAAAAACTTATCGCTGCGAATGGTATGAATTGGCTGCCCGTACCATCTCTCGCAATCTGAGATAAATCGGACATTATCAGGATGCCCGGAACCTGTTTCGATGTAGTAAATCTGCACATCATCATACAGACTTAGTGCTATCTTACAAGCTACTGCGGATGTTACACCGCAACTAAACCAAGCTATTATCATTTTATTCCTTTCTTCTCTTATTTACTCATTGTTTCTTTGCTTTACTTGTTCAACCAAAAACTTTCTAAAAGCATTTTTGTACTGGCTGTGAATGATTTTATACTGATGTGATAAATTAGGCAATTGCTTGTACCCTTTACCATGTAAGAACTTGGCTACAAGTTCAATCTTTTCACGGTTACTGAAACCTCTATCTTTGCACATATTCGTTATACAAACATTCGCCTTGCTGGTAGGCTTCTTTTCAACCGATGGCATGTATTCATGCCTGCCATAAGCGTGCGTTCTCGGATAACCGACTGCATCACCTAAATACTCACCAGTAATAAAATCAAATTCACCGCTAATTAAGCTGTCTGCTATTTCGCCCATATTCTTTACTCCTTTCCTTTTTTCTGTTGTCCTTTGCGCAATACCTCATGTTTTGAGATGGTGCATTTTCTTGTATTCTTTGGATTGCCTGGTTCAATCCCGGCTTTCCATAAAGTCGGAAGTTTACAACCTATCTGAAATGGAGTGAACTTCTCGTAAATTGCGGCAAGAGAACCAAAGAAGTGTTCCCGCTTTCCTTCAACCGGAACTGCGAACTTTACTTTAATGATGTAAGATTTAGTTATTTTTCCCATTTTCCCAATTTCTGATATTTTTGTTTGTCACTTTGATAATTTATCAAGAACGAATATTATTCTACGTAAAAACAAAGGAAAACAATGTTATTGTGTTGACGGCTGCAAGAAATTACCTGCAAGCCGCCTTGATTACTTCCTTTTTCATTATGCTGTTTTTAATTGTTCAACAGTGACCGGAACAACACGCGCACAAGCGTAGTAAGAATTGTCGGTAAGTTGCCTTTGCCATGCCATAAAACGAGGCGACCAACGGAACCCGTTGCTTTTCAACTTGGAAATAGTTTCTGAATCCGGTTTTCCGGGAAAGATTATTTGCAACCTATCTTCGGAGAAGTTTTTCACCACTTTTCCACCTTCAAATTCAATCTCAACATCTTCTTTGTTCGTCTTTTCTTCTTGTGCCTTGCACACAACTTTTGCCATCTCTACGAGCTTAAAAAATTTGTGACGTTCCGTGATGATTGATGATTGCTTGTTCAGTTCGCGAACATAAGCAATAGCTTTCTCTACAGTTGCAACATCACCTCGCTTTGCGTATGTTTCAACTTTACCGTATATGCTGGAAACAAACAGAGCCTTGTTATACCCTCTTTCAGTTCCTTCATTGATACCCTTGATTGTGCAAGCGGAAGAATAAATTGAGCGTTTGAGCCGCATCCATTCTTCGTTTTTTCTCTGTTCGGATGGTTTAGCTTCTTCAATCCGGCGGGCAATTGCTTTGAGAGCCTTTTCCCGCCATTCTCTGAACTCCCTGCATGATGCATCGTAAGAATTGTTGGCCTTCTCATTTCTACGAGTGGGAAAACGCGCCGGCCCGGTAATCATCGCGCTCATTATACGGGAATGTTTGCTAAACAGAGTACGAACCCAATCCTTATACTTCGTGATGTAACGTTCCTTCTCACTTTCCGGCATATTTGCGAGGTCAGAGTTCAACTCCTTTTCATAATCGCGAATGTACTGTGTGGCGCGTTCATCCGGGACGAAACTTGTAGAGTAGAAGGCATTGTAAGCCGCTTCCCAAAGTTCTTCAAGGTTTACTTCATACTTCCATGAAAGGATTTCCCACATTGAAAGTTCATTGTCATATATCACAATAGAATCACCAAAACCCGGTCTTGATGCAATATGCGCATAATCTCTACGCATCATATTCCCGCCTAAGTCTTGTCCTCTCCATTCAAAAAGCCATTCTCCGTATTCCGGATGCTCTATTTGTCTAACAGTCGCTGCTCTATGGCAGTTCTTTTTACTTAAAATTACTTGATTTTCCATGTTGTTGTGGAGTTTTGCCCGGCTGGTTAGACCGGGCGTGACCTATCAATAATTTGCTTTCTTTTGTTTGGTGTTTGCAACGAATGTCTTGTTAGAGCCTTTGAGGTTTATTTCCCCAAGGTTTTCCCAATCTCCGTTTACCCAAATTTTTGTAATACAAGAACCCTTGTACTTATCAAGATTGGCTTTTATGAGTTTCTTTGCCAGAGCAAGAGAGTAGAACGTGAAAATGTCTTTCCAATCTTCGCACTCGACATCGTATTCCCATCTCTTTAGTTCCTTGTTGAACTTGTCACCAATGTATTTATGGTATACAGGCTCAGTGAAATATACTGTATATTGTTTCATTGCGTTGTTGATTTATGCAGGGCTTTCGCTCTGCTATTTGAATTTATCTTACTTCGTAATAAGGTTGTTCGCCTCTAATAACTCTCTTTGCATCTGCAATACTGATATACAGCTTTGATTCATCATTGTCTATGATAGCGAATTCTTGATGAAAGTCATCTTCAAACATTGTTATTGTGTGGCCTTTGTAACCAACTTCTTTGATGATATTCCTTGTCATAATTATTCGATTACTTGTTATAAAATGACACCTGCAATCCGCGTCTTAATTTACATACGCATTTGTCAAGGCCTGCCTTCAAAGCCCGGTCAATAAATTTATTCAAAAGCTCAATTCCGATAAGAGCGATTAATCCAGCAACGCCTACCAGCTTATTAATCCGGTTCCCGTTTTCATCTACTCCGTAGACTTTCATACGGAAGTTGCGATTGATGAATGTTTTCGTGTAGTTTAGAATACCTTTTTTCATTGTTGTTGTGAATTTAAGTTCTAAGTACCTCATTGTTAAGTACATGGCGAATATAGAAAGTTATTTTAAAATAGCAATATTTATGTCAAATATTTTTATAACCTTTTCATGTTATTTATATTCGTTTACCTTTGCTTGTTAAGTTCTTAATTAAATAAATCGTGCTAAATAAAAGCTTATTATATAAGCTAAAAGGCAAATATCCATTAGTTTTGTATAAACTAATTAGGTGATTTAATATGAGCATAAAACGTTTTATCTTGGATTCGTTGAAAACCAAGTTTGCTGGGATAGACGAAAAAGTATTGAGCAGGATAGCGGCAACAGCCGTAAAGACTGTAAAGAATGAAGAGGAAGCCAAAACTTATGTCGAGGAACTTACTCTACAACAAGTGATTGATAGCTATTCAGATAGCCGGGTGACTGATGCAAAGGAGAAGGCTATAAAGAGCTATGAGGAAAAATATGGTCTGAAAGACGGTAAACCCGCCAACCCAGATGAAGAAACCGGAAGTGAAGGAAACGAAGATGGGAATGGTGGAACAAATGGAAACGGTAAAGTTGACAAAACAGAAGGTAATACGGGTAATGAAGATGTTCCGGCTTGGGCTAAAGCCCTTATTCAATCAAACAACGCATTGAAAGAAGAACTGTCGGCGATGAAGGCAGGAAAAGTTGCCGATACCCGGAAGGCTACTTTGGATGCACTATTGAAAGATGCCCCCGAAAAAACGAAAGCGGCCTACTTGAAGAACTTTAACCGTATGCAGTTCAAGGATGATGCGGATTTTAATGAATGGATTGAAGAAATCACTCCTGACATTGAAGATGCAACAACCAGCCAGGCTGCAAGCGATGGTGTTGTCGGAAGGCCAAAAACTGGTGCAAGCGCAGGGAATGACGGGAAACCAAGTCCATTCGTTCAAGCGCGAGTGAATGCAAGAAAGGCCGAAACGGTTGCCCCGGCCATTGTTGGGCTACCAAAAACAAGTGAGTAGTAATGAAAGATAGATTTTCTTACAACGAAGCAGAAGCGGCAGACCCGATTCGTATTGAACAAGTGTTTGCTGAAAAGCCGGGCGGCGGTCTTGTTGTCGAGCCGGGTTTTGATGCTCCCGAAACTACTGCGGTAGGCTTGAACTCCGATGGGAAATATGCGGTAATTAAGTCATACCGTTTGCTTGCTGATGTAGGTGCCGAGGATAGCACTATCAACATAGCCAAAGGAAGCGGTATCGTTTCCGGTGATGTTTTGGGCTATGGTAAAAAAGCGGTTGCTTGTACCAAGGTAGATACATCGGCAAATGATAAAGATGTAGTTACCGTAACTATGGGAGTTGTAATAAAGAAAGGTGAAAGCCTTTATCAAGCAAAAGCGGCCCATGATTCTGCTGCTACACCAATTTATACCCCCGAATACATTCTTGGAAACAAGATTTTCGGCGGCAAGGGTGAACAGCCAGTGCGTCTGATTAATGGCGCAAATGTGAGAAAGGAAACGGCTTGTATCGGTAAGGATATTGAAGCCATGTTACCAACTATTAAATGTGTATAACTATGGGACAGATGAACGCTCCTTTGTTTGACATCGACCAACCCGGTTTGGAGTTGGAAGTCAATTCATACGTGCCCGGTTTAGGGCTTGCATGGCCGCAGCTTTTCCCTCTGAAATATACTCCCAAATTCGACCTTAAAGGAATTGAAGGGGATGAGGGTATTCCCGTATCTGCAGACCGTGTTGCCTTCAACACGAAAGCTCCGAAGAAAACCCGCAAAAAGGTTGGTTCATGGAGCGGTACATTAGGAAAAATTGAGATTTCGCGCGAGAAAGACGAAATTCAGATTAACGAATACAACGACTTGCAGGCCATTGCAGCCGTTAGCGATGACCCATCCACTGCCCAGCATCTTGTTGATATGACTTATGATGATGTGAAGTTTTGCGGTGACGGTATGGATTATCGTGTTGAAATTGACGCAATGCGTATCGGTTCTCGCGGAAAGCAGGTCTTGACTGCTAAAATAGATGGAGATATGGCCGAGCAGGATGAAATCAATTTCAATGTTCCGGAAGAAAACTTCATTGGTGCAGCAGTCAAATGGGATAACCTGGAAACTGCCGATGGTTTGGCCGACATTATGAGAGGCCAAAAAATAGTGTCTAAGAAAGGTGGAAGAAAGCCGCAGTATGCAATCATGGAACAGTCGGCATTTGACCTTCTCTGTGCACAGAAAAAGACCATCAAGCGTGTTGCCGGTGTAGTGATGAAAGCTGTAGGTCTTGAAAGTATAGATGATGTTGATATTGACACTATCAACCGCTATATGCGCAAAAAGAAAGCTCCCCAAATTCTCGTTATTGATACTTATGCTACGATTGAGCAGAAGGACGGAAACCGGGAAACCATCAAACCTTGGAATGAGAATGTATGTACCCTTTCAGCCGAAGCGCGTTTGGGCTACACGTACTTCAAGCCCGTTCCATTGGTTAAGGGTACGGGGGCATTGCAAACTCACGGTTCATACTATAAAATGACGGTTTACTCCGATGTAAACCCGATGCTTGAGGTTACTATGTCAGAGGCTTATGTTCAGCCTGCTTTAACCGGAAGAAAGTCATTGGTATTCATCAATACTATGGCTACGACCTGGAATGACGGCGATGCGGCCTAAATAGTATGCTATGGGAACTATTTCTAATTCATTAAGAAGTATATCAAACTATCCGATTCCTCCGGCCATCATTGAAGAGGTGGCCGAGGATTCCGGGTTGAATCCGGACGAGTTGGTTACACCGGAAATTAGGAAAAGTAAATCTTTCATGCTTGCCAAGGCTGGCATATACGATTTTCTTTCCGAAGCTCCGAACATATCCCAGGCGGGTATCTCATATACTTTCTCCAATGATGAAAGAAACCGATTCAAATTGAAGGCTGGTTCTATCCGCAAGAAATTGGAAGGAAGCAATCACGGTGTTTACGGTTATCAAGGAGAAGATTTGTAATCATGGTCATAGCAAACGGAACTTTACAAATAGTGGAATATACGGGTGGCGGTTTTAAGAACGGCAACCCGGTAGAGGTTAAAGAAACCTCCGGCAAACATATTCCATGTAATTTCACAACGAATAAGAACGACCATTTAGGACGCTACGAAGGCGGTACATTCACCCGCGCCAAATTTGTTGTTCTGATTGACATGCAGGAGTTCGATGCTGAATATATCATACTGAATACTGCTCGTGGTGCAAAGGTTGGTAAATTCCGGGTGCAGGACATACAGTTTCTTGATGTCGTAGGAAATGTAAGAATAACAGTTGAATAAAGTATGCCGATACATAGGAACTCACCGGAAAATCAATTCAGAAGCTATGTTGAAAGCCGTATCCGCTTTAGGATTTCTGCATTGATACAGATGCTTAATTACGTCGGTCTTGAATGTGTCCGGGAAGCGAGGACCAAGCGTCGATATACCGACCAAACTGGAAATCTGCGAAGTTCAACCGGGTATTGTATACTTTACAATGGTTCAGTAGTGCATCAAGGTGGTTTTGAGGCTGTCAAGCCGACTGCTACAAAAGGCCCGGCATCCGGTAGAAAACTAATGAACCAACTGATTTCTCAAAATCCGGCTGGCATTGTATTGATAGTTGTCGCTGGTATGGACTATGCGGCCTATGTGGAAGCCAAAGGACTTAATGTACTTGACACTTCTGAAATAATGGCCAAAAAGTTGGTACGCAGAACACTAAAACGATTAGGATTCAAATAATGGGAAAGAAAAGCGCATTGAGCATTGAGGATGATATTTACAATACACTTGTAGATGTCCTTCCAGGTATCATAAAAGGAGCTTTATATAAGAAAGGGACAAGACCTCTTGATTCAAGCTCCGAAGATGCGGTAATTGCCATTTCTGGTGGCGATTCTGAACAGATTCAGACTATACGCGCTCATATCAACATCTATGTACCGGACATAAATAACGGCACGGGAAACTTGGTTGAGGACAAAACGCGGCTAAAGGAACTGGCAGACCATGACGAAACCATTGTTGAAGCCCTAAACGATGCTCTGTTCGAAGAATACTCCTTCCGTCTATACAAGTTGACGGACAGTTTCGCGGAACCGGATATGAAACAGCACTTTGTAAATGTTAATTTAGAAATTGAAAGAATAACCTTTTAATATAAAACAGTATGGCTTCAAAAAAGAAAATCATGGCATGGTCCGAATGTACCATTGAAATCGGAAAGACGGGCGAAAATGATGCAATGGCATCCAGCCTTACCGATATAGGGGTAATCAAGGACAAATCATCAACGTTGGAACCTTCGGACGGCGATACTCTTGAGGCGAAGGCAACGGGAGGAAAGACCGTAGCGAAAGAACAGCTTGAGGGTGGTTTTCTCCTTAAAACCCGTGTGATTGAACCGGACGATGAACTTTTGACTATGCTTGGAATTGGCGCTGTATCCGGTGATGATTTCAACGTAAAGACCCACGTCGTTGACGGTGACTGGTCCGTAAGACTTACTCCAAAGAACGTCGGGGCTGTCGGCATAAAGGCACCAAAGACAAATATCAGTTACAAGCCTGGGTGGAGTGAAGAAGAAGGAAACTATGCAGATATTGAATTTGAAATCTTGAAGGGCGCAACTGACGTTTGGTATTCAAGATTCAAAAAAAAAAATAAGCTGACAGTCGCTCCTACTTCTTTGAACTTTACAAATGCGGTTGATTCAACCGGCAAAACCATTACCGCCACAGCGACGGGAACCGTCACTGCAAAATCATCCGCAAGTTGGTGTACAGTTTCAGTTTCATCCAAGACGGTTACAGCCAAAGTCACCGCCAACAGTGGTGATGAACGCACCGCAGAGATTACTATTTCCGCAGATGGAAAGGAAACAATTGTTCCAGTAGTTCAAGCCGGAGCATAAAGGCAGGGCTTTCGTTCATCGGATAGGACGCGCCGCGTTAAGGTGAAAGCCGGGTTCGATTCCCGGAAGCCCACTAATTAAAAACGTATATTATGAATGATACAGTTGAAAAGTATGTTGCAGATACTGTCCTGCAGGAACCTTTAAAGGTTAACTTGAATGGCAAGGCTTATACTGTTTCCCGTCCTTCTGCCGCCACTATCATTGAAGTTTCAAAGTATATCGCCACATTGCCCTTGGCACCTTTCATTGAAGGAAAGCATGAGGTATTGACGTATGTACTGGCCTATGCAAAGGACTGCGAAGCCATCGGTCATATCGCGGCCACTCTAATACTTGGCAAAAAGAATATCATCACCACAAAAGAAGTTGTTACCAAACGTTTCTTCGGGCTATACAAGAAGGTTGAAACAGTGGAAGTGGATAACCGTTCCCGGCTTGCGAAAGAGCTTCTTGAGGAATGTACGAATGAGGAATTGCTGTCCCTTATTACAAGCACTCTTGAAATGCAGCATATCGCTTTTTTTTTCAGAATTATAATTTCCCTAAACGAAGCGAACATACTGCGAAAAACAAAGGAAAAAGCGAATTAAATGACAGTATTTGGGCCGTAATTATCGGAATGTCAAAGAATCTTGGAATATCCCCGGATTACATTCTGAATGAATTGAGTTATGAAAATCTGATAATGTACGGCTATTCCCTGCCAACTTACAACAGTGATGGAGAAACGGATGAATGGGACGATAGTATTGATGCCAATAATCCGGATAATTTCAAAGATTTAGCAGACGAGGAAGAGGTAAAATGAACACTGACAACGGAAAAGAAAGTTATAGCCTTGGGCTTGATATTAATCAAATGCTCCGGGACGCAAGACGGGCAGAAAACGCCTTTCAGTCCATTGGCAATAAAGCCGTGTCCGAAGGTGAGAGGATTGACAAGACTTTCCGCACAATCGGAGCCGGAATTGCCGGATATTTCACAGCCGGAATGATTAAGGACTTCGGTAAGGCGATTATTGACGCACGCGGTGAGATAGAAAGTTTCCAAATATCCTTTGAAACCCTTATCGGCAATAAGGATAAGGCTATTGCTTTTTTCTCTGAACTGAAAAAGTTTGCCGTTGAAACTCCGTTACTTTTAAACGATTTGAGCAAAGGGGCGCAGTTACTCCTTGGATTTGGTGTCAGTCTTGATAAAGTGATGCCGACTTTGAAACATATTGGTGACATTTCTATGGGAAATGCGGAACGTTTCAATTCTCTTGCTCTTGCTTTCGCTCAAATGTCCGCTGCTGGAAAGCTTATGGGCCAGGACCTTCTGCAAATGGTAAATGCCGGATTTAATCCGCTTAAAACCATGTCTGAAACAACCGGGAAATCAATGGAAACTCTCAAAGACGAAATGTCAAAGGGAGCTATTTCCGCTGATATGGTTGCCAAGGCTTTTGAGGATGCAACCGCAAAAGGTGGAAAATTAAACGGTATGTTGGAGAAGCAGAGCAAGGGCATAAAGGGCAGCATCTCCAATTTGGAAGGAGCCATACAAGACGCTCTCAATGACATGGGAGAAAAGGGACAAGGTATCATTACCGAAGGTATTTCACTTGCAACTACTGCCGTCAAGAACTACGAGAAACTTGGTACCATTCTTGCCAGCATGATTGCGACTTATGGCATGTATAAGGTTGCTGTTATTCTTGCCACCGAAGCGGAGAAAGGATACACTATAGCCCAAACATTGAATTATAGAGCACTTCTTCTTGCGGAGAAGGCTCAAAAACTTCTTAATGCCACAATGCTTGCCAATCCTTATGTGCTCGCAGCCGTTGCTTTGGGGGCAGTTGTTACGGCTGCATGGGCATTCCATGATTCTACGACCTCTGCGGAAAAGGCGCAGGCACGTTTCAATGAAAGACAGAAAGAGGCGGCAGAAGCGGAAGAAAAACGCAGACAAGAAATAGACCGTCTGATAAACAGTGCACGTGATGCGGCATTGTCCGACACCCAGCGCGGCCAGAGCTTGGCGGCTTTGAGAAAAGAATATCCTAAGATTTTTGCCCAATATGATATTGAATCCATCAAGTTGGCAGATATTCTGAAACTCAAACAACAGATAAATGAAGAAGATAACCTGCGGGCAAGAGTAAAGGAAAAAACAGATTTTGTTCTCATAGAAAAAGAGATAGCGAAATATGAGGCACTTGTAAAGGCTAATTCCGGTGCCAACGGGGGATATATGAACAAATTGAAGGAACTTCGTGCCACCCGCGATGCCATGTTGCAGAAACGCGGAGAAAATATTTCCGAACAGTTCCTATCCGGTTTGAAGAATGTAAATGCAGACGAATTACAGCACTATATTGATGTTCTGAACAAAAAGATTGGTTCTTTGGGAGATGATGCCAAAGTGAAGATGAAACTGCCCATTGATGTTGAAGGGACCCTTTCGGATGAAGCCATATATGATGTTAAAACCATACGTTCCCTTATTGAGTCTGTCGTATCGGCACGAAACAAGAAACTCAATCCGGAGAAGGTCACAACTTATGCCGAAGCATTCAAAGTAGCAAAGGAAAAATGGGAAACTGCCAAAAAAGAACTTGCCGCCATTGAGAAGGACAAGGAAAAATTCAGTAAAGAACAGTATGAAACCGCCAAGAAGAATGTAGAAACAACTGAAAAGGCATACAAGGACCTGGGCGGTGCTACCGGTTCCAAGCTTTCCAAAACGGAGAATGATGCTGCAAGAAAGCAGAAAGAGGCCAATCATATGAAGGTGGAGCAGGCTGAACGCTTGCAGAAGATTGAAGAATACAAGAAGGAGCGCATAAACCAAGAGAAACAGTCTGAATTTGATATTCGTCAGTCCAGGATTGACGCAATGAAGGAAGGTTACGAGAAGGAAAAGGCACAAATAGACCTCACCTACGACAGACTGATTGAAGCGAACAGACTTCGTGAGGAGCAATGGGTTAAGGAAATGCAGGAGCAGGAGCGCGAAGAATGGATAAGCAGAAATCCGGATTATAAGGATAAGGGACTTGTATTCACTCCGAAATCCACTGTCGCAGATTTGTCCGTTGCCCAGCAGAAGCAGTTGAAAGAGTATGTTGATGTTGCCAATGATTATCAAAAAACAGCAAATGACAAGCTCTTGAAAGAGTTGTTTGACAAATACAAAAGCTATGAGCAACGCCGTACCGAAATAAACAAACAATATGATGCGGAACGTAAGGCCATTGAGAACGGGAAAAGGTCTGATGGTACAGACATTCCACAAGATATGAAAGAAACAGCACTTACGGAACTTGAAACCAAACGTAAGGATGCGATTAAAAGCGTCAATGACGAAGAGATTGCATCAATGCAGAAAACATCGGATTTACTCATTAAATTATTCGAAGATGCATCCAATAAATCCGTATCAGAAATAAACAAAATAGTTTCTTCTGCAGAACAGTTGTTGTCTTATTTATCCAAGACTAAAGCCGAGGACATAACCCCAAAATTTGGCTTCACGGCTGAACAGTTAAAGGCTCTGAAAGCTTCTCCTAAGGATATAAAGGCCATACAGAAAGCCGTTGAAGAACTGTATTCCGCAGGAGTTAAAAAGAACCCGTTCGATGCTCTGATTAAAGGTGTAAAGGAGTTGTTTAAATCCGGTGAAGGAAGTGGAAACAAATCAACAGAAGCGAAACTTGCCAAAATTGGCGAGGCTGCGGCTGAATCAGCCGGAATGGTAGGCAACCTTGCCGGAAATCTTTCCGACATGTTCGACGCTATGGGAAATTCCTCCATGTCGGAAGCGATGGACACAGTGCAGGGGGTAATGTCCTCCATTTCCAATATCGGACAAGGGTTTGCCAAAGGTGGCATAGTGGGAGGTATTGGTGCCGCAGTGGGTGAAGCGGTAAATTGGATTGGCAAGGCCTTCTCAGCCAATGCACGCCACAAGGCTGCATTGAAGGAAATCATGAATGAAGCTATTTCCCAGCAGCGTTCATATAACCTGCTTCTCATGCAACAGAACCTGGAATATGAGAAGGCTACAACGGTTTTGGGGACCGACGAATACGGGAAAGCTGCCAATGCGGTTAAGGTTCTGAAAGAAGCAACAGAAGAACTGAATAAAGAACTTTCCGGAACTTACGAGCAGAAAAAAGAGCAAGGTAAAACAAGCTTCATTCAAAAGGTCTTTGGCATTAAGGATGCCAAAGCGGAATTAAAGAAGGCTTATGCCGGACTTGCCGACATTGAAATAAAGACGGGACACAAGAAAACCGGGTTGTTTGGATGGGGCAAAGGAAAAGACATTTATTCATCAATACTTGATGTTTATCCGGAACTCATAGAGCAAAACGGAAAGTTCAATGCCTCCCTTGCTGAAACAATCATATCCACACGAACAATGTCGGACGAAGATAAAGCGGCATTGCAAAACTTGATTGATTTAAGCCAGCAGGCTGAGGATGCGTTGCAGGTTGTAAAGGATTACTTGACAGATATTTTCGGTGAGCTTGGCAATACAATGAGCGATGCCCTTGTTGACGCTTTCCGTAACGGGACCGATGCTGGAGAAGCCTTCTACAAAAGCGTTTCATCCATGCTTGAGAAGCTTGCCAAAGAAATGATTTATACTGTAACGATTGCACCATACATTGAAAAGGCCCAGGAGCGTATGCTTGATGTAATGCAGAATGAAAATCTGACCGATGAACAGAAATTCAACAACTATGTATCAATTCTTGATGGGCTGACAAATGATGTCCTTTCCCAACAAGGAATGTATAATGAGCTTCTGAAGAAATATCAGAATATGGCGGCAGATAAAGGCTTTGATATTTTCCAGCCGGATGAAGAAGAACGGAAGGCAAGTTCTAAAAGCGGGATTACAGCAAGCCAAGACAGCGTTAATGAAACGAACGGACGGTTAACCGCGATGCAGGGGCATACATATTCCATAAATGAGAATGTGAAAGTTCTTGTTACGGTAAGTTCGCAGGCTCTTGAAAAGCTGACAAACATTGACAGAAATACAAAGGACTTGTGCGACAAGACCGAAAAGGTTATCGAACAGAATGATTCCATAAAGCGGGAATTAGGTACAATCAATACAAGAGGTGTGAATTTAAAGAAGTGATGCCATGAAAGGGAAATTCTACATAGACGGAAAGGATGCATATTCGGTTTATGGCTTGTTTGTCGCAAACAACGGCTATAACGGGCTTATCTCCTTTCCCGGTTTTAAAGAGCTTGATGAAAATGTATGGCCCGAATATGACGGTGTGGAAGTTGACCTATCCTCCCCGGTCTTGAATGCTATGGAGTTCAGTATAACGTTTTATTGCTGTGATTACTTTAAGACAGCGGACTTTATTTCTCTGATTTCTGACGGTGCCTTTCATGAGTACAATTTTGTCGAGGCAGGGTGTGTACGCCGCCTGCGTTTGGTTTCCAATCCCGGTAAAAAAATATACCGGAATATCGAAACGTTTTCCTTGTCCTTCTCCGATGATTTCCCGATGGAAGGATATACTTATGCAGAGCCGATATTTGACGGTGGAATACCTGCTCAAGAAGGCTATGAGATTGATGGGAAACCACTATCCGATTACGGGGTTTTCATATTGGACGGTTCCAATACGGAAATAATCAAGATGCCTTCTGTAAAGAAAAACCTTCTGATTGACATTCCCAGCCAGTCCGGAGTTACTTATGACGGTCAAGAAGTTGTGTTCTCGAAAAAGGATGTTACACTCAAATGCTGGATGCGTTGCCGGAATGTGGAAAATATGTGGCGCAATCTTAACGCATTGGTGTATGACTTAATAAAACGAACAAAAAAGACTGATGATGAAGGATATGAGTATGAAGATGCGGAACGGTATTTCTATTTCGGGGAGTTTGTAGAAGAATATCCATGTTATTATAACGGTTTATCCACATCCCGATTTCAGCTATTATCAGACGGAAGAGTGTGGCTTGAGTTTGGCCTTACTCTTACATTCACTTCATTCCGGGTAAACGGTGTCGAGTACCTTCTTGCCACAGAAGCGGGTGAACTGGTTATTACTGAGGATGGCGAGTATTATATAGATTTGAACGATTATGCCAATTAAAAAGAAAAAAATCAGCGAGTTGACCCTTGCGGATAATCTGAAAGGGTTATACACAATCGGCGTAAAGCTGATAAACGGTGTACAGACAAGTGTAAAAGTCAGTTTGGAGTATATTCAGACTGCTTATGAGAATGCTGTTTCCGCAGCCCAAAAGGCTTTGGAGGCTGCTACAAAAGCGAACAATGCGGCTGGTTCAGCCAACAGTGCGGCTTCCTCTGCCAACAGTGCCGCTACGAAAGCAAATACGGCAGCGGGAAACGCTGACAAGGCAACCGTATCGG